TTATCAATTTGTTAGATGATTAAGTATCCAGCGGATTACAATCCGATAAGGGAATACTGGGAGAAGATCGAGAACGGAGAAGAAACCGTTTCGGAAAAGGTCCGGAAGACGTACAGGAAACTGGTGCACGATTTGGACAATCCGGACGAATGGTTCTACTCCAATAAACACGGAAATCATATCATTGAGTTTGCGGAAAATTTCTGCAGACATAGCAAAGGGAAATACGGCGGCAAGAGAGTTGTCCTGGAATTGTGGGAAAAGGCTCTTTTGGCTGCCGTTTTTGGTTTCGTCGATATCGAAGGGAACCGGAAGTACAGAGAAGCAATCCTGATTGTAGGAAAAAAGAACGGAAAGTCCTTGCTTGCTTCCATTGTTGGCTTGTATATGTTGATGGGCGACGGAGAACCGGGCCCTGAAGTATATGCTGTGGCAAGCAAAAGAGACCAGGCAAAAATCATATGGCTGGAAGCAAAGCGGATGGTTGCAAAGAGTCCGGTCCTTGCCAAAAGGGTCCGGTCGTTGGTCGGAGAGCTGGACGCTGACTTTTGCGATGGAGTGTTCAAGCCGCTTGCATCTGACAGCAACACCCTTGACGGTCTAAATATCCATTGTGGTTTAATGGATGAGATCCATCAATGGACGTCTGGAAAAGCATTGTACGACATCATCGCAGATGGTGTAACAGCAAGGGAACAGCCGCTGATTTTTATTACATCCACTGCGGGAACGGTCCGGGAAGACATTTATGATCAAAAATACGACGAAGCAAAAAGAGTTATTGACGGATATTTTGACCAGAAAGGTTACAAAGACGACCGGCTGATTGCTTTCGTGTATGAACTGGATAAGCGAGAAGAATGGACAGATCCGAATTGCTGGAAGAAAGCAAACCCTGGGCTCGGCACAATCAAGAATTATCAGACACTGAAAGAGAAGGTTGAACGTGCTAAGAAGAACCCGCTTCTCGTAAAAAATCTGGTTTGCAAAGAATTCAACATTCCGGAAACATCATCGGAAGCATGGTTGACCGCTGAACAGGCGAACAACCCGGAGAAATTTGATACCGAGAAGCTGAAACCGAGATATGGTATCGGTGGGACTGACCTGTCAAAGACCACAGACCTGACAGCGGCAAAGGTGATCTTTCAGGTGCCGAACGATGAGCGGATATACGTCCTGTCGATGTACTGGATGCCTGCTGACCTTGTTGACCAGAGAGTGAAGGAAGACCATATCCCGTATGACATCTGGATCGAACAGGGGTATATGCGGACCTGTGAAGGGAATCAGATCAGTTACAAGGATGTGACGAACTGGTTTATAGAGATTCAGCAGAAGTACGACATCTATCTGTTCAAGTGCGGGTATGATTCCTGGTCGGCAAAATATTGGATCGAGGATATGGAAAATACTTTTGGACGTGATGTGATGGTGCCGGTCGTGCAGGGTATGAAAACACTGTCTGGACCCACGAAGTCACTCGGGGCGGATCTTGAAGCGAAATGCATCGTGTACAATGACAACCCCATTGATAAGTGGTGCCTGTATAACACAGCTGTTGAAGTAGACAAAAACGACAACATACGGCCGATCAAAACAAGCGTACCGACCAGACGAATAGACGGGACAATGGCCCTGCTGGATGCTTATGTTGTCCTGCAGGATTATAAGGCAGAATATCAATCTATGATATAGGAGGGATCGAATGGCACTGTTTAACAGACGGTCGAGGGAACCGACAACAAACGAAAAACCGACTCAGCAGAGCGTGCTGAAGATGATCACGATGGAAAACGAATACTTTTACGCATGGAACGGCAAGCTGTACCAATCCGATTTGGTGCGCGCCTGTATTCGTCCGTTTTCTCAGGCGGTCGGTAAGTTGGTGGCGAAGCACATCCGGGATGATCCTAAGACCGGGATGCAGCTGAATCCGCGAACGGATATCAAGACCATGCTGAAATATCCGAATCCGCACATGACAGGGCAGCAGTTCCAGGAAAAGATGGCCAATCAGCTGATGCTGAATAACAATGCTTTTGCGTTGATCATCCGGGACGACACCGGACGGCCCATGCAGCTGTACCCGATCCCGTGCACATTTGCAGAAGTGGTGGAACTGCGCGGAGAGACGCACATCCGATTTACGTTCAAAAACGGAAGCAGAAGCACATTCCGGTATGCTGATATCCTGCATCTCCGGAGAGACTTCTACAGCGACCGGATTTTTGGAGATGACCCGGCACCGGCACTCACACAGTTGATGGAGTGCGTCGGGATCATTGATCAGGGTATTGTCAAGGCAATCAAAAACAGTGGAATCATTCGATGGCTGCTGTCGTTCCATAGCTCCATGCGACCGGAAGACATCAAGAAGAACGTGCAGGAGTTTGTCAATAACTACCTGTCGTATGAGTCCGACACCTTTGGGGCCGCCGGCGTGGACAGCAAAGCAGATGCGAAACAGATCGAACCGAAAGATTACGTTCCGAACAGCGCAATCACAAACATCATTACAGACAGAATCTATTCATTCTTCAATGTCAACAAGCATATCGTGCAGAGTGACTATAACGAAGATGAGTGGAATGCCTACTATGAAGCTGTGATCGAGCCGGTGGCAATCCAGTTTGGGGAAGTCCTGACAATGCGGCTGTTCTCCCGCCGTGAAATTGACGTCGGAAACTATATCGTATATGAAGCGTCCAATCTTCAGTGTGCTTCCATGCAGACAAAGCTGAATCTGGTGCAGTTCCTTGACAGAGGCATCATGAATGCAAACGAGATCCGAGCCGTGCTGAATCTCCCACCGATTCCCGGCGGCGACGTGTATGTAAGGCGGCTCGATACAATGCCAATAACGGAAGGTGGTGATGGCGATGCGACATAAAATTGATGTAAGGGGAAAAATCATTCCCAATGATTACAAATGGTATTTTGACTGGATTGAAGAAGATTCGACTTGTCCGAGAGATATCCAAAAAGTGCTTGATGCCTCACAGCCGGGCGATGACATTGATGTATACATCAATTCGCCCGGTGGAGTGATCGACGTGGGAAGCGAGATCTACACACTGCTGCGGAATGCGACAGAAACACGGAATGTCACAATCTACATCACCGGAGAGGCGTGCTCTGCGGCTTCTGTGATCGCCTGTGCGGCTGAATGCTACATGGCACCGACGGCGCTCATGATGGTCCACTGTGTGAGTACCGGCGTCATTGGAAACCACAACGACATGGAACACATGGCGGAGGTTCTGGAAACAGCAGACAATGCTCTTTGCACGGCATACATGGCGAAAGCCGGCATGACCAGAGCGAATGCATTGGACATGATGGAACACGAAACGTGGTTGACCGCAGAGCAAGCCAAAGAAAAGGGGCTTGTTGATGGCATCATGTTTGAACAGGCGGAAGAGGCGCTACCGCTTGTGGCAGCAGGAGGATCTTTTAAACTTCCGACAGCGGAGCAGATGGACAAAGCCAGAATGCTCATGCAGAAGGAAGAAGCAACCAAAGATGCGGAATTGTTACAACTGAAACTGAATCTTTTGAAACTGAACCGGCTTGCCGATTGATGGCTTGCCGCTGACCTGAAAAAATTACAGGAGGAATAAGAGATGACCAAACAGGAATACATCGAAAAGAGAAAAGCCATGACCGACATGGCACAGACACTCATTGACGAAGGAAAGCTGGAAGAGTCCACTGCAAAGATGGCAGAGATCAACGATCTGGACGCTGAATGGGACAAGACCGCACAGGCTCTCGCAGATCTTCGCGCGCTGTCCGATAATCAGCCGGTTTACGACATCGAGAACATGGCGGGCGTTCCGGACGAAGGCGCTAAAGTCATTGAGAAGATCAACTTTGCACCGGCCCAGACCGACAAGAACGATCCGGAAGCAATGTTCAAATCCGACGCTTATGTAAATGCATGGGCAAAGGAAATGATGGGCAAGGCTCTGACCGATGAGGAACAGAACATTGTTCGCATGGTCAACGCTTACACCCATACAACTGGCAACACCGGCCTTGTGATTCCTGAGACCGTAGCAAACGGTATCTGGGACATGGTAGAGGAGCTGTATCCGCTGTGGGCAGACGCTCAGAAAACCTATGTAAAGGGCGTTTACACCGTACCGATCGCAAACACCAGCACCTCTGCAGCTTGGTATGACGAAGCAACTGCAACGGCTGACGGAACCGAGACCTTCCGGTCCCTGACTCTGAACGGCTGCGAACTGGCAAGAGCCATCACTGTATCTTGGAAGCTTCGCGAAATGGCAATCGCAGATTTCATCCCGTACATCCAGAGACGTCTGGCGGAAAAGATGGGTGCCGCTCTTGGCTACGGCGTAGCAAATGGCAAAGGACAGCCCGGACAGGGCGAGACCTTCAAGCCGGAACCGAAAGGCATCATCACTGAGCTGAAAGCCGAAACCCAGACTCCGCAGGTTGTGGAGTATGATGCGACTGATGGAATCACCTATGCAGATCTGACAAACGCACGCTCCAAAGTCACAATCGGAACGAACGCACTTGCTTTTTATGCAAAGGCAGAGACCATCTGGACAGGCCTTGCAAACGTGAAGGACAACAACGGCAGACCGATCATGGTAGCTGATCCGGTCAATGGCGGCGTGAACAGAATCTTCGGCATCC